ACAGAAATAATATAGAAACAAAAGTTATTGAGACAAATTTGAGCATCAAAGAAGGTGAAATTTTCGATCATCAATCACGAATGGTTTCTGTAGATAATTGGGAAGACTATATACAAGCATATGTAGAATACGATGGATTGGCAGTAGGAGGTTTTCGTGCAATAACTAATATGCTTGGTAACTCAATTCAAAAGGATGCAAAGATTTCTAATCTACAGTATGATGAATTCCATTTATCCTGTGATATTAAATATAAAGATGGATGGACAGAAAAGAAATTGGCATATAAGTGTCAATTAAGATAACTCATTTACCATTCTGGTAGGTAACAAAACAGAGAATAATAAATCAGATACTTACAGCAACAAGTAAACAATTCGCACAGTTATCCGTATAAAATTCCAATATTAACAACTGAACAGTTATATTCGTTTTTGGTGGTGAACAGCATACCTTTGGCTTAAATTACGCAAAAATTAGCCATAAATCACTGATGACATAGATTTTATATAGATTTAATCTCTATGTTTCAGTCTGAAAAGGCTGTTGATGTTATATATAATTTGAAAATATTTTAATAATTTTATTTTACAGGAGGAATGCTACTTAATGGCAAAAAAGGAAAAGAAAGTGTTAGAAAAGAAGAACTGGTCAAATTCATTCATGCTTATCGGTGAGGCAAAGATTAATGAGTATACCTATAAGACAGATGAGAAGTCAGAGAAGTCAGATTGGATTTATAACAGTCTCAATTTGGGCGTATATTGTGGAGAAACTTGCGGAACAGTATATGCAGAGTTGATGGGTGGATATGGCGCAGAAAGAGACAATGTAGTATATGTTCATGGTAAAGGCGAAGATGGAAAAGATGATTTTGACAACAAATTTACTATTGATTGGGATGACAGATTTGATGAAACCATTCTTGAATCCGTTGGAGATCTTTGCTTCCTGACAGTTGGCTTGGAACGTGATAAGGGTGGAAAAGTATTTTATAAGAAATTCCTTTCGCCTTATGACATGATTGCTTATATCAAGGACAACTTGGAAGAAGGTATGGTTGTAAATGTCAAAGGTAATCTGAAATACTCTACATACAATGATGTGACACAGGTAAAAAAAGAAATCAATAGTGTCGTACTCTCTAAGGTCGATGATAGTAGTAAATATTGTGCTAGATTTACTCAAACAATGTTACTTACAAAAGACAGCGTAGGTAAGGCAGATAAGGATACGGGTGTTCTTCCAATTTATGCGAAAGTACTTGATTATGTCAAGGAATATAAGGGTAAGGAAGTAAAAACTAATATCCCATATGATAAGGCATTTGAATATGAGTTGAATCTTTCTGATCCTGCAACTTCTCAGAAAGTCGTAGAAAAGGTATTCAAGGTACAGAAGGGTGTAACAGAGTTTACATTTGAGGGTGATTTAATCGAAGGTGGAGCGGTTGTAACTGCAACAGAAGACGATATTCCAGATGATATCAAAACGCTTATTGAAATCGGCGTTTATACTCTCGAAGAAGCATTGGCAAAATGTACAGTAAGTTCTGGCAGAGAAAAGAGAATGGTAATCAGAAAACCTTCAATCAAGATGGTTGAGGACAAAGACGGCAATAAGACACCTGTTATTCAGAAGTTTGAGAAGAAGTATGATGAAGAGGATCTGATTCTTGACTTTATGACTGGTGACAATGACGATAGCGGAGATACATCTGAAGAAGCAATAGAGACAGAAGACGAAGAAGTACCTGCTAATGATGACAGTAGTTGGTTGGATAATCTGTAAAATATAAAGATTATTTATATTGAGGTTGCTTGGATGCAACCTCGCAAATTCAAAATATAAGGAGAATAATAACTTGGGAAAATACGGAAAAAAGAATGAAGTAAAGATTGATCCATTATCATATAATATTTGTTTGCTTGGGGAGCCTAAGATTGGTAAGACCACTATTATTAAAGAAGTTTGTGAGAAATTAGCTGGTGAAGATGGTTATATCTTCTTGGAGATGAATGGTGAAGCTGGTGCAGATGCAATTTCCAGCATTGTATATGAGGATTGTGACGATTGGGATAAGGTAGAAGATATTATTGACGATATCGAGAGCAACAAAACTACAGAATATAGCAATTTGAAAGCTATTGTTATTGATACATACGATGGATGGATTAAATTGGCTGAATCAGAAGCTATTAGAAAGTGGAATGTCGATCATCCTGATAAGAGAGCAGATAGTATTGATGCAGCATGGAATGGTTTTCAGAAGGGGCAGGGTAAGGCTTTTGAATACATGTTTGATATTATTACAAGGATGCGTAGAATTGGCGTTGCTGTAATTATTATTGGTCATGTTAAGAACAGAGAACTTACCGATATTGCAACAGGAACAACATATCAGACATTAACTTCTGATGTTGAAAAAGTATATTTCAATCTGTTAAAGAAGAAGATGCACTTTTTAGGTCTTGCTTATTATGACAGAACAATTATTACTGAAAAGACTGGTAAGAAGAATGTTGTTACCAAGAAAGATATTACTGTAAATAAGATTTCTGAACAGACAAGAAAGATTAAATTCAGAGATGACAATATGGCATTGGATAGTGGTTCAAGATTTGCGGATATTGTTGATGAAATCCCTATGACAGCAGATGATTTTGTTATTGCCATCACAGATGCAATCAAAGCAGAACAGTCTAAGTCTGGCAAGTCTTTTGATGAAACAAAGGCAGAACAGAAAGCAAAAGAAGCGGAAAAGTTGAAAGAGATTGCCAAGGCAGAACAGAACAAGAAGGAAGCAAAGAAGCTTGAAGATGTGGTATCAAAGATTACTGATTTTATCAAAGAGAACAAGTCTAATATGGATAAGATCAAGCCTATTATTGAAAAGTCAAAGGAACTTGGATATGATAATCCGACTCTGATTACGGATATTGACGATGCCAATAAGGTATTAGCACTGATTTCATAAATGAATTTTGACTATATCTAATATAAACACGCTGCTTAATTTAGTGGCGTGTTTATATCCCAAAAGGAGTATTTATGAGAGCAAAAATAAATAGAGAGCCGAAAGGTAATGATGAGTTTTATGAATTATGCGCTTATATTGAAAAAGAATTCTATGGATATGATGAAAATCAGCATTTAAAAAAGCCAGCTTGCTTATGGTTGAGAGGATTAATGAATGGCAAAGAAGCTGGATGGGTAGAAGTAAATGGTGTAAGTAATTATCCAATAAAAGTTGCTTTGATTGCGTTTCAAATAAATAGAAATAAAATTTTGAATACAATTCAGAATTTAGACTTTAAGTCTGAAGAAGCTAAAATGAAATATATTTGTTCAATAGTTAGTCATGATATTGATAATGTATATATGAGATTGAAGCGAGTAGAGAAATCAGAGGAAAATATAGATAAGTTAGACACTAATATTTTATCTCATAATGGTGGTGAATATCAGAAAAAGACAGAAGAATTAAGAAATAAAAGACTAAATGAATTGTGGTAAGGTGGTGAAAAATATATCAACAGTAAAATCTTCCACAAAAGGAAAGAAATTAAGTGCTTTTGAACAGGAATTGATTGATACAATCAAAAAAATAAATGAATACAAAGAAGCAGCGGAGGCAAATATAGTATCAATTTTATATAAGGTTCCAGATGCTATTTATGACACAAACTTAGAACTTGAAGAATTTAATAATAATATTTGGAGAGTCTATTGGACGATTGCAAATGATATTGTCAAACTTGAAAAGAAAAGTTCTCTTGATGATATTACAGTCGGTTTATATCTCGAAAAACATTCCAAACTAAGAGCAAAATATGATGAATATGGTGGATATGACACTATTGTAAACGCTGGTACATATGTCAAAGAAGAAAACTTATATGGATATATCCAGGAATTACGAAAGTGGAATAGTGTAATTAAACTAGCTAAACGTGGTTGTCCTGTCAAAGACAGACTCAGTGAATATTGTGATATGACCGCTGAAGAAATATATAACGAGTGGGAAGCGTTTATTAATGACATTTTTGTAAATGTGGATTGTGATGTAAAAAGTTATGATATTGCAGATGGCATTGATGAATTGATAGATGAATTGGATGAGGGTGTGGCACTTGGACTTCCATATAACAATATGGATATGCTAACAAAAGAAACAGGAGGGCAGTATTTAGGATGTATTACTCTTGTTGGCGGTCTTAGCAATGTCGGTAAGTCTACATTTGCTAGAAATGCAGTAATACCGACAGCTATTAAAGAAAAAGAAAGAATCGTTGCTATGATCAACGAGGATAATTTGAAGAAGTGGCAAAGGGAACTGTTAGTATTTGTAGCCAACAATATCATTAAAGAAGATTTACAGAAACATATTGTTAGAGATGGACATTATACAGAAGATGTCAAAGAACTATTACATAAGGCTGCTGAATGGATTAAAGAACAAACAAAGAATCATATTCTAACAGTTATTCCATTTAAGCGATATAAGACATCAAATGCTATAAAGGTATTAAAAAAGTATTCAAGCATGGGTGTAAAGTATTTCATTCTTGACACTTTTAAGATGGACGCTGGAGCAGTAAGTGATAAATCATGGTTAGAGCTTCAGCAGAATATGGTTGAAATTAATGATGTTGTAAAACCAGAGTCAAAGAATCTTCACATCCTTATTACATTTCAATTAGCAAAAGGAAGTGTCAAACAAAGATATTATACACAGGATAATGTTGGTATGGCTAAGAATATTATTGATCCTGTGTTTACCTGCATTATGATACGAGATTTGTATGATGATGAATATACCGGCGAAAGACGAGAGTTAAAAGTATATCGTTTGGAAGGAAAAAATGGTAAAACAAAAATTCCTGTCAAATTGGATAAGGAAAAACATTATCAGATTTTATTTTTGATAAAGAACAAAGAGGGTTCCACAGGTCAGTATCAAATAGTAGTGGAGAATGATATGTCGAGAAATGTTATGAAAGAAATTGGTATAACCAATGTTCCAGTAGATTTTTAAGGTGGTGATTATAAATATATGACCGTTATCGAATTAAAGGAGTGGATATACAGTAACGGTAAGATTGAGTTTATATTAAATGAAATTGGGTGCGGTCATATAGTTTACCACCCATCTAAAGAATATTATAGCTGTTCAAATTGTAACGGTGACAATAAAGGTGCAGTTAATATAAAAAACAATAAATATTTGAATTGTGTGAATTATACCAGAGAAAAGGAGTTTGATGAGAACTCCGATTTGCTTACATTGGTTCAATATAATAAAAGAATTAGTGATAGTAAATTTTCATTTTTTGATACGGTAAAGTATCTACATAAAATATTAGGATTGCCACTTACTTTTAAGAAGCAGGAAGAGAAAAAAGAGGTAGTTGATCCGTTATATATATTCAAAAAAGTAAAGGCAAAACGTAAAAGACAGAATGTATTAGATTTTCATGTATTAAATGAGAATGAATTACAAGACTTTGTACCACATATACATATAGACTTTTTCCGAGAAGGTATTATGCCTTGGACGATAAAAAAGTTTGGTCTTGCTTATAGTTACAGATACAAAAGAAATATTATTCCTTTACGGTATTGGCTCACTGGTGAATTGCTTGGTTTTAATATGAGGACTTCTGTAGAAAATTATGAACTATTTGATATTAAGAAATATTTCATTACACCTGGCTATCCCAAACAGATGAATTTATTTGGATTATGGGAAAACAAAGAAATAATTCAGGATAAAGGATATGTTGTTGTGTACGAAGCGGAGAAATCTGTATTAAAAAGAGATAGTTTGAATGATGGAACTGGTGTGGCTTTAAGTGGGCATGAAATATCAGATGAACAAGTGAAAATACTTATAGGATTGAATTGTGAGATTATCATTGCTCTTGATAAGGATATTGATATTGAACATATTAGGCATTGTTGTGAGAAATTTTATGGAATAAGGAAGGTTTCATATTTATACGATAGATGGGATTTGCTTGGAGAAAAGGATTCTCCAGCAGACTCTATAAATAAGATATTTGAATTTATGATGCAATATAGAACAGTTTATGACTATGGAGAACATAAAAAATATTTACAAAGTTTGAACAAAAAGAAGTGAGGTATGAATGGGAAGAAAAACAGGAGAGGAATTAGAACAAGTTAAAGAAAAGTATGGAGTAGATCGCTTATGGAGCTGGTCACGTTTTAACTCTTATCATAACAGTCCATATGAGTATTTCTTAAAATATATTAGATGTATTGATGAAGATAGGCAGGATTGTATTTATACAGTCACAGGCGGTATGTCACATGAGATAATGGAGAATTTATACTTAGGGAAAATTAAGTATGAAGATATGGATAACGAATTTGAAGATGCGTGGATGACAGCTGGTATTGCAGAACTTAAATTTGATAGAAATGATAGTGAGAAAAACAAAAAGATTGCTGATAAATACTATAAGAACCTAAAACATTTCTTTAATAATCACCATACAATCCCTTACAAAGTTGAAATTGAAAGATTTATTAGTGTCCTGATTGGTAAAAACGTATTTCAGGGATACATAGATGTATGCTTTAAAGATAATGATGAGTGTTTCAATATCTTGGACTGGAAGACATCTTCAATATATAAGGGAGAAAAAGCATTAAATGAATGTGGTCAGTTGGTTGTTTATGCAATCGGTCTACATCAGATGGGGGTTCCATATGAAAAGATAAAGATTTGTTGGGACTTTTTGAAATATGTGAAAGTAGATTGTGAACAGGCAAACGGAAAGTGGACTACAAGAGAAATTGATAGATGTGAAATAGGTAATAAACTGCAAACAAGCGTAAAAATGTGGTTAAAGAAATTAGGATATGAAAATGAACTTGTAGAATATCTTGATATGTTAGCACAGACAAATGATATAAATTGTCTGCCAAAGGACGTGCAAGCAAAATATAAATTCCATGATTGTATTGTTTATGTGGATCTAACACAGGAACTTATTGATAGATGGGTTACAGACATTACGAATACGATTGATGAGATTATAGAAAAAGAAGAGAAATATGAAACTGAGAAACTAATTGATAAAGAGAATGCCGAGATGATATTCTTTGATA